GGCTCCGGGGCCGATGATATGTGTGACGCCTGGATTTTAGAAGAAATAGGTTTGTTTCACTATGGACAATCACGGTTTGACTGGCCTAAACTAAACATATCGGCACTTGACAGTGTTGACTGGACCCATATTGATTCGTAAAGGAAAATAAATTGGCACGAAATAGCCCCATTAGTCAAGTTGAAGTAGAAGAAGAGTTGTTGCGTCTTGTTTCCGTTTTAGAAAATGAAACAGAAGCTTTTGAAACACTGGCTGTTGATGGCGCAAAGAAAGAGGCTGCCTATAAGTCAAACTGGGCAAAATCGTATCTCAGTGCAAAAGGTTCAATCAGAGAGCGTGAAGCCTGGGCCGACTATCAGATGAACGACGAAAATTATGATTACAAAATATCCGAGGGTCTTGTGAGGGCAAAACGAGAACAGCTTCTTTCTCTCAGGACATCAATAGATGCTCTTAGGACACTGAACGCAAATGTTAGGTCGCAAGTATGAGATTGAACAAAAAGAACAAAAAACTTTTCCCAGAAAAACTCACTACAGATAAAAGTTACTCTTTTTCAATAATTAAAAAAAAGAATAAAACAAAGAAGAAAAAATGACAAGCAACATACATCCATCTCTTTCCGAAATGACCATACCCATAAGCCAGTTGCGCCCACTTGAAAACAACCCACGCCGTGGCGATATTGGGGCGATAGTTTCTTCTTTCAAAGAATTTGGCCAGGTGACGCCAATAGTAGTGAAAGATAATGGTGATTCAACATTTACTGTCATATCTGGAAACCACAGACTTGCAGCCGCAAAACAGATGGGTTGGACCGAATTAGCATGTATTGACTTTGACGGCAGCGACAAGTCGGCAGTAGCTTTTGCATTGGCAGATAACAAAACTTCTGAGCTTGGAGAAACAGACCAATCAATATTGATTGAGCTAATCAACAGCATTTCTTCTGAATACGGAGAGCTTTTTGACAAACTTGGTTGGGATGATTTTGAAATAGCATCACTTTCTGTTGATGATATAAGAAGCTCAAAGAATGACAACCGCTCTGGCTATATTGCACCACCAGAAGTTAATCCTTTTAAGCCTCAGAACGATGTTGCTCCATCTGTTGAGAAAAACTCAAATGACGAGAACATCTATGTTGCATCAGATGAAGTAAACGAGATGGAGGCAGTGACACGTGGTAGCTCTGCAGTAAACATCAAAGGCGGAGAAAAAGCTGTAGTCCAATACACTCTTGTTTTTGATGACTCGACGCAACAGCGTGACTGGTACGACTTTATTCGTTATATACGAAATGACCCTGGGTACATAGGAGACACAACGGCTGCCAAGCTGATTGACTTCATTCGTTCGCATGCGGATTTCTAATGCCTAGACAGCGAATGTTTTTATCAATGTCGTGTGTTGATGCAGCTCGTGAGAGAATGCGCCACATTTACGACACTTTTGACACAGTGTGCATTCAGTTTTCTGGAGGAAAAGACTCAACCGCAATCCTCTATCTTGCAAAAGAAATACACGAAGAGAGGAACCTCGGTCCGGTAAAAGTAATTTTTCGTGACGAGGAAATGCTGAGTCCGACAATTGTAAAATTTGTTGAAGAAGTTAGAGACTATGACTGGGTTGACATGGAGTGGTACTGCTTGCCCATGGGAACGGATGTTTGGGTTTTGGGCAGAAGGCAGTATTGTCTGCTTTGGTCAGCTCAGCGTGCACGAGAGGGCCGTCTAACACGCCAGATGCCTGAGTGGGCGATTAAGGCAGAAGACTTCGGGCTTGACCCAAATAAGCCAATACCACAGACGATTGACTACTACACAATGCAGGGCAAAAAGGGAAAAGTTGCGTTCGTCATGGGCGTTAGGGCAAATGAGTCAATGATTCGTTATCGCTCTTTGGTTCAAAAACTTCACGAAAACTACATAGTTGTCCCTTATCGTTCAAAACGGAACATACCTCTTCGTTTTGCAAAGCCAATATACGACTGGACAACAGATGATGTTTTTAAATTTATTGTCGAAGAACACGGCGGAACTTATTGTGAGTATTACGACCTAGCCTCCTCAACAGGGAGTAACACACGCGTCGGGATACCTCTTCACGCAGTTGCAGTCAGAAGAATAGGCGATGTTGTTGCGACTGAGCCAGAGTTCTATGACAGGCTATGGGAAATATTCCCCCATCTAGACGCACAGCGTAGAATTTGGCCGGACTATGACATAGAGATGGTCATAATGCGATACGCAAAAGATGGCTGGGACGGTGTTCGGCGTTGCATTGAGGACAACATCCTCACAAAGGGGTTGGCGCAGCGAGCACTTGCGTACTCAGCAGAATTCCGTAGAAAGAGCATGAAGGAACCGCTTTCCTATCCGGTTCATTGGTTGATTAGAAATCTTTTGATGCATGAATTCATTGGAACTTCTCCTCACCCAATAGGCCCAGGGACAAAGGCTTATTCACTAGCAATGAAGGAAGCTTCAGAACTCGCAGACATGGATGCCCTTGACATCAAAGACGAGAAAATGTAGGATTCTTAAATGGCAAATTCCCCAATTAACAGTGTTATATGGATTGAACCAGAAAAGTTAAAGCCAGCTGAATGGCGGGTCACTCACACGCTGAAGCCAGACATGAAGGTTCTCGCCGGCTCAATGATTGATTTTGGGTGGGTTAGCCCAATAATCGTCCAGAAAAGCTCAATGACAATCATTGATGGATTCCACAGGTGGCTGTGTGCACAGCAGGAGTCATCAAAAATCAATGGCAAGGTTCCAATCGTTCTGGTGGATGTTGACGACATGGATGCAATGCTTATGCATGTCAGGCTAAACCGTGGCAGGGGCGAGGTTGTCACCAAACACCTTTCAAACCTTGTCCGCTCTGTTGTCCATTCAAAAAAATACTCAATTGAACAAATCAAAGACCTACTAACGATGAGCAACTCAGAAATTGCGGCGATGGTTGACGGAACAGTTATAAAACAGCGCAAAATCAAAGAACATGTTTACTCTAGGGCCTGGGTTCCAATCGAGGCACCAAGTGAGCCCGAAATGCCTTCACTTGAACGGCCGCCAAACGCAGATAGGTAAGTTTCGTCTTTATAGAGATAGCTGGTGTAAAATGCTTGTTAGTATTTGACCCGGAGGTCTTAATGAATTTTCCGTCTGATGTAGAAGATGAAGAGCTTACAGAAGAAGCCGTAGACGTAATTCCAGAGCTTGAACAGACAGGAACCGAACTGGTCCCTGTGCCAACCCCTGCCGCACAAAGAAAACCAGCATGGTGGAGAAGGGCTGTTGCGTATTCCGTTAGAAGACTCGCAGACAGCATCCAGTTTGGACGAGGCGCTAGACAAAGAACCACTCCTGGGGAAGGAAGAAATTTGGCTCAGGAGGCACGACGCCGAATAACCGGAAGAGGCTAGTTTAAAATGTCATTGGTCGAGGTTCGTCATTTAAAAACATACATGGACATCTCTCTTACGCAGAGACAAGAGGACGCTGTTGTAGATATTCTAGAGGGTCTCCAGAGTGAGCTTGAGGCTTTCCTTGGAAGACCAGTCACACAGGATGAAGTGACAGAAGAGCATGTAATCCCATCTTACTTTCAGGGCGTACCAGCAACTTCTTTTTTTTATGACCATAGCTTAAGCTCAACCGATGATGGGCTTAACTATATTCAACCATCACAGGTTATTTACGCAAGAAACACCCCAATATCAAATGTAAAAAGAGTCAGTATAAGAAATCTTTCTGCAGACCCAGTGAATCTTGCTGAGGCAATACAAAGAAAAGCAACGATAACCGCAGCTTCGGTTAGTGGTGTTTCAATTGTTTTCACAGCAAACAATGACTTCACAGTCGGCCAAAGAGTTACAGTCTCGGACATAAATCCTTCCAGTCTTCAAGTTAGTGGTAGAGAGATAACCGCAGTAACTGCTACTACGTTTACAGTTGGAGACGCAGCTGGAGCTAGTGGTTCCTATGTGTCCGGCGGTTTAGCTACAGCAACAGGAAATGATTACACAGTACACAGATACGGTGTTGAGTTGTATAGAGGATTTCCAAACGACGTAGTTAGCATCACATACACCGGTGGCCTTGATGGTTCAGCAATAAAAATGTTTAAGCTAATGATTCTCAGAGCAGCAGCTCGTGAGGTGCAAAACATGCATGACGATGTTGTTGGTCTAAAAGATTTAAACACAAGAAATGTTGCGCCGCTTGAAACTGGGTTTTTAGAAAAAGAATTAGCAGCCATGAAATCATATAAGCGAAGAAGAATTGCTTAATGGACTCTCCAAGAGATGTTTACCGTTCTCTAAAAGTTGATACTGATTTTGATAAAAAATCATTATTAAAGGTAATTGGAGAAATAAAAGCTTTAGAAAAAGCTATTGATTCTATTGGGTCAAATTCACCTGGTGGTTCACGGGTTGAATTTGAACCTGATTTTACCGAAGCATATGAATTACTTGCAGAAATTGGTGCACGTGGTTCATTTACAGCACCGGTATTCCCTGTTTTAAAAAAGCAGATACAAGCAATGAACGCTGCAAACTTTGCATCCAACGGTCTCCCTTCTGGTGGATGGAAGCCACTTGACGCAAAATACGCTGCGTGGAAATCAATCCGTTTTCCGGGAGCTCCTCCTATGGTGAGAACCGGTGCGTTGATGGAGTCACTAACAACTACTCCTTTGGTTCAAAAGGAAACAACAACATCTTTTGAAATTGGAACAGCCATACCCTACGCAAGGTTTCATCAGACCGGCACGTTCAAGATGCCAAAAAGACAAGTCGTATACGAGCCATTGGGTTTTGCTGAGTTTGCAAGTTCTGTGGTCGCAGATTATGTAGCTGGTGTAAGCAAGGTTCCAGGTATCTGATGGCTGCAGAGGTGATGTATGGACCACAATATGCAAAGCAATTTGTTAACGACTATCTTTCAGTTGAAATGCCAACAAGATTAGTTCGATACAGAAATGCATGGAATTTAAGCTCTGGAGAGCTGCCAGACATAGAAGACATATTTGCATACGAGCCATTGGCAATGGATAAGTGGCCAACAATAATAACTGTTGCTATATCAACCAAGTCTCTAACAAGAATTGGTTTTAACGCAACCAACAATCCGGAATACAATGTTATTTACGCAATGCGAACATACGTATGGGCTAGAAGCGACGGGGCACAAGACACAACACTCATGAGGGACAGGCTCACCACTGTTGTGCGTTCAGCACTAATGGATAATCCATGTTTAAAAAGGTCAAACCCAGCTAGGGAAGCAATCATAGAAGAGTCTTCAATTAACGAAGAGTATTCAGAGTTAACACTTCTTAAAGGCGATAGGTACCTGGCTGGGGCCTACATCGGATATGACCTAAGAATCGAAGAGGTAATAGAACGGCAAAATCTAGGCATAGTGAGTGAAATTGAACTCGATTGGCAAAATCCTTCAGATTGGTACTTAAATGAGTGATTTTGAGCACCTAGAAACAGAGAGCCCGATATTGGCTAAAAGGTTCTCTGGAATGATTCAGGTTAGAAACACATCTGGTAGAACGATTATTGCTGACTCAAAAGGCAACTACCTGACTCCAGATTCCTACGCAGCGGTGAATCCATTTGATTTAATTGTAATTAAACAGCTAAATAAGTCAATATTGACAAATATTGAATTCTCAATAGACGAAAATGACTTAACCGAAAAACCTATTGTCAACAAAATAACAAAAGTTGCAAAAAACAAATCACAGATGATTCCTTCCGGTGGAGCTATTCCACCCGGGAAGTGCTGTCCGACACGCTAATATAGATGTGACATTGAAATAAAGTTTATAAAAATAAGTTGCCAGAAAAGGTTCAACTATGGTGGTATCATCGCTGTGGTTAAAGAACCTAAAAAATTCTAGTTAGGAACCGAAGGAGTAACAAATGGCGGGCATCGTACTCACCACAGCAGTAAGAACAGGTCCAGTAACTACAACTACTGCACCTACATCGACACTGTTTATAGCTGGCGTTACAGAAAAAGGGCCAGAAGGCAGCGCAAAGCTTATTACAAGCGTTGCTGATTACAACGCTATTTATGGCGGATATACATCTGCCGGTTATGTTCACGAGTCAATTCAAATGTTTTTTGAAGAGGGCGGCTCAAGAGCTTATGTCTCAAGAGTAATTCCTTCGGATGCAACAAGCGCATCCTGCGCAGTTCCAGGAACTTCCGGAACATCCATCACGCTGATTGCTTCTGGTGAAGGAACATGGCCACACTCTGGCGTTCTTGAAGTAGAAGTTGCTCAGCCAACAGTTGGAGTAAATGTCAGACTTCGTGTTTTCTCAAATGACGTTCTTGTTTACTCAACCCCAATTTGCACAACAAGAGCTGAGTTGCTTGATGAAATCAATAACAGCACAATTGCTTCGTTGTATGTAACTGCTGTTGCTGGAGCAAACAATACACTTCCAGCAGTGGTCACGTCTGCTGCAAGACTTGTGTTTACCGGAGGCGGAAACGGAACTACGGTTACGGACGCAAATGTCGAAACTGCTCTTGACGCTTTTATTCCAACTCTTGGACCTGGTGCCGTAGCAGCTCCTGGTTTCTACACGCAAGCCGTGTACGAGGACTTGATAGACCACGCAAAAGCAAATAACAGAATTGCTTTGCTTGGATTTGACAAGGACGATACGGTCAACGATGTTTTGAGCGTAACCTCGACCTACGAAGACAGAGAAGGCGCAGAAAACGCTGCATGGTTTTATCCTTGGGTAAAAATTCCTAGAGGAAGCCTAACAATTTCTGTTCCTTGCGAAGGCTTTATTGCAGCCAAGAGAGCTGCGGTACACAATCAGCTTGGTTCATGGCACGCTTATGCAGGCCTAAAGAGCGAAGCGCGTTTTGTAAATGGTGTTCAGACAACAATTTCATCAACTCAGGCTGATGCTTTGGACCTTGTCTACATCAACCCAATTAGAGTCATCAGCGGAACCGTAAGAATTTACGGAGCACGCTCAGCTTCAACTGACACGGTTAACTTCAGATACATCAACTCAAGAGAAGTTCTCAATGACATCATTGATAAAGCTCAGGTTGGCCTTGAAGCACTTGTGTTCTCGGTGATTGATGGCAGAAGGAGCCTCTTCGGTGAAGTAGCTGCTGTGCTCATCAATGTCCTTGACCCAATTTCAAAAGCTGGTGGACTGTTTGAGTTGTACAACACAGACGGAAAGCGCCTTGACCCTGGCTACACAATCCAGGTAAACGACGCAATCAACCCAATTTCACAGCTTGCCACTGGAGTGGTTAAAGCTAAGGTCGGCGCAAGAGTGTCAAGTATAGGTGACACTATTGAAGTCGAAATAACAAAATCAAATCTTACGTCTTCGCTAGGCTAAACGGAGGAAAATCACAATGGCTAAGCTTTCTCAGCGTCAAATATTGGCAAAAATTGCAGCAGTTCAACCAACTGTTCATCCAGACCTTTCTGGATATTTTGCTCAAGTTTCGGGTGGCGAGATAACTGCCGCCGTAGAAAAAATCTACGTTGGTGGAGAGAAGTTCCCTGAACTGCTCTGTGCTCCTTCCGAAGTCGGAGACATCACTATAACCAAGCACTACGACGACGCTGATAGAGGCAAGTTAAACCAGCTTCGTCAGTATGTCGGCTCGGCATTTTATAATGTGACTATTTATTATCTAAACTGTGACATTTCTTCGGGCAAGCCTGACAGAGCGTACTCCAACTGCTTGTTGGTGGGCCTGACAGAGCCAGATGGAGACTCCTCATCCGGTGCTCCAGCAACATTTGCACTCACGTTCTCAGTGAACAAGGGTCCTGCAAATGTTAGTGGCGATACATTCAACTTCTAAACAAAACACATCTACCATCACGCATTAACCGTGTGCTAGATTTTGGGCATGACAGAAAAATCAGCTCCTAAAGAAATTCAAGAAGAAACAATCCTCAATCAACTTAAGTCTGTTATTGCCAAGAAGGTAGAACGGGCGGAAGTTTTTATCGAGGTTCCTGAACGCATTGGCGTTAAGTTGCTAGTTAGCCCAAATGTAACTCAGCAGCAAATGAGAGCATGGCAGAAACAGTGTGGCGGAGATTCTCCCAAGGGAATGGACGCAACAAAGTTTGCTTGCACTGTTGTGGGTCAAACTACAAAAGGCGTGTTTTTGAACGGTGAAGAAGTTCTTGATGACGGATGGCCATGCACTTTTGGTTCGCCAATCATTCTCGAAATGACCCAAACAACAAAAGCAGTTCCAGACGCAGTACAGAAGTTTTTTGGCTTAGATGCCCATGTTGAAGCAGCAGCTCTTGCAATCATTGAAGCCTGCGGTTTTGGTGACACAATCTCGGCGGAGGCTACCGAAAACCCTACGAAACGGTCATAGAGGAACTTTCCGAAGACCCTCGAGTGGCCGCAGCAGCCAGACTTGGCGAACTGTGGGGAACAGACCCAATCGTAATACTTAACTCGGAGCCAGATGAGT